ATGAGTCCACAGTGGGCCAAGGCACCGGGAATCTCAAGATGGGGTTTGCGTAGCGCTCACCGGAGTACTACGCATGGCTGCGGTCGCGCATGGTGATCGCGAAGAAGGCTGCGGCCGCCGGCCAGATCGATACCGTCGCATTCGAAGAATTGCGCGTGCGGTTCAACGCCGTGCATCAGTGGGCCATTGGGCATTTCGGCGAGGAATGCCTTCTGGAGGCCGTGCGGGGTCTCCGTGCCGACTACAACGCGCCGGTGCCCGAGGATGATAGCCCGCGTGCTTCGCTCCCACAGGCGCGGAGATCCGACCACGTCTCGGCCGATGCCATTGCGATGGTAGACGCGATCGTGGAAGAAGCGATGTCGGTTGGCTGGAGTCGCGAGCGCCTCTACGACCCCGGCAAAGGCATCTTCGATCCGGGGCGCGGCCTCGTCTGCTACCTCAGGTCCGGTGACAAGATCGGCGAGGTCACGGCGCAGTCCATCGAGATCATCCATCCACTACCGTCGGAGGTGCGCCATCGCTTCTACAACCCCGATGTTGAGCAGCCGTGGATTAGAAAAATCGGCGCGGCCGCAAAGAAATCCGAAAATCTGTCGTGAGCCGCGGGTATTAGTAGATGAAGAGTCGGTTCGGACGATCAGCGTCAGGCGCACTCCCCGAGAGATTCCTCCTGCTGTAACCCTCTTGCGGGCATACCCGCAATCCCCACCTGGGCTCGACGGGAGAGCTATGCGCAAGAACATTCGGATCGACAACCCGGTTTCAGGGTCTGGCTTCACTTCAAGAAATCGCGCCAAGAGATTCGTAGCGCAGGGCCGGGCCGAATGGGTTGAGCCGGGCGTCTCGATCCGATTCATTCAGTCGGACCATCGACATGCGTCCGCGCAGGCCTCCGTAGAGGCGACGCGCTACTGGTACGAGCGCGCGGCGGGCAGCGGCATGGCAGGACTCACTGAGTTGGCCAACCTGCCGATGGTCGCTCCCGGTATGGCATTGGGGCTCGGGCGACGCAAGGGCGCCAGCCGGCATACCTTCGTGGCGAACAGCGGGACTTTGGCGCTCAACGAGGCGCATCATCAAAAGTTTGCATGATGCCGTAGCAATCATGGGTCCTTCCTGGGGCCTGACTGCCGCGGGTTAAAGGATGGCACGCTGTCGCCAGTGAAACGCGAAAAATACCAGTCAACAGTGGTCAACAGCAAGGCAACACGGTGAAATCCTCTGCCGGCCTGATGAGCCAGGCCGATTACGCGCGGCACCGCAACGTAAACCGCTCGCATATCAGCCGGTTAGCCAAGCGCGGCATCCTGGTGATGCGCGGCAAACTGGTGGACGTTGCCGCGAGCGACGCGGTGCTGGACGACAAGCCTGTTGACCAGGTGTTGCCTGACGCGCACGCGGCGGCCCCGTCGCGACCGGCGGCGGATGCCGGCGGCCCTGTGGCGCAACCCGGCAACTTCGCGCAGGCGCGCACCGCCGAGATGGTCTTCCGGGCACGGCTCCGGAAACTTGAGTTCGAGACGAAAAGCGGTCGGTTCCTCTCTTCCGACGAGGTGAAGGTCAAGTGGTACACCCTCGTCCGGCAGATCCGCGACAAACTGCTGGCGATCCCGGCCAAGCTGGCGCCGCAATTGGCCGCGTTGAGTGATCCGGCCGAGATCCGCGATCTGCTCGATGCGGAGATCATCGCGATTCTGAAGTCGCTCCAAGAGGAGATCCGTTATCAGCGTCGTTGAGGAGTGCGTCGATCAGGTGATCGCCGCGCTCGAACCACCTCCGCGTCAAACGGTCTCCGAATGGGCGGATCGCAACCGGCGGTTGTCGCCGGAGGCGTCGGCGGAGGCCGGTGAGTGGCGAACCGACCGCGCGCCGTACCAGAGGGCGCTGCTCGATGCACTCACGCCGAACAGCCCGTACGAACGGGTCGTGTTCATGTCGTCGAGCCAGGTCGGCAAGACCGAGTGCTTAAACTCGTTCGTCGGCTACGTAATCGATCAGGATCCCGGTCCGATCCTCGTCGTGCAGCCGCGCGTCGAGGATGGTGAAGCGTGGAGTAAAGATCGCCTCGCGCCGATGCTGCGGGACACCCCGGTCCTGCGGGGCAAGGTCGCTGACGTGCGTTCGCGTGATGCGAACAACCGCGTCCTGCATAAGCGATTTCAGGGCGGCAGCATCACCATCGCCGGCGCGAACAGCCCGGCGGGATTGGCGATGCGGCCGATCCGGTACGTGCTGCTGGATGAGGTGGACCGCTATCCGCCGTCGGCTGGAACGGAAGGCGATCCGGTCAGCCTCGCGGTCAAGCGTTCCACCACCTGGTGGAACCGGAAGGTCCTGCTGGTATCCACGCCGACGGTCAAAGGCGCCAGTCGGATCGAGTCGTGGTGGCTGCGCAGCAACCAGCAGAGCTACTGGGTGCCGTGCCCGCTGTGCAACGGCTACCAGGTGCTCGTATGGCCGAACCTGATCTGGCCCAAAGGGCATCCGGAGCAGGCGCTCTATCGCTGCGAGCACTGCGGTGAGATGCTGGCGTCCTACCGCAAGCCTTGGATGCTCGCGCGTGGCGAGTGGCGGGCCGCGAACCCGAAGAGCAAGATCGCCGGGTTCTGGATCAACCAGTTGTACTCGCCTTGGAAGGAGTGGCCGGACACCGCCATTGAAGGCGTTGAGGCCAGGCACGGCGGCCCGGAGACCTGGCGCGCGTTCATCAACACTGCGCTCGGCGAACTCTGGGACGACGAGGCGGAGACCAGTGTTGATATTGCGGCGCTGCTGACCCGGCGGGAAGCGTATGGTCTGCGGTTGCCCGGTGGCGTTTGCGTGCTGACCGCCGGCATAGACGTCCAGTTGGACCGCGCGGAACTCGAACTCGTCGGGTGGGGCAAAGGCGAGGAATCGTGGTCGATTGAGTACCGCGTGTTTCCTGGCGATCCGAGTGCGCCGGAGATGTGGCGGGCCATCGATGAATACCTCAATCGCCAGTGGCTGCACGAGCACGGGATCTCGCTTCCGGTGGCCGCCTGCGGAATCGACTCCGGCTTCCACACCCAGCAGGTGTATGACTTCTGCCGCGTCCGGTATCACCGGCGCGTGTTCGCGCTGAAGGGTAAGTCCGGGCCGCTGCCCGTGTGGCCAAAGAAGCCGACGCGGAACACGATCAACCGTACGCCGCTGTGGATCGTCGGAGTCGATAGCGCGAAGAGCGTGATATACGGGCGGCTCAAGATCGAGCAGCCGTCGCCGGGCTTCTCGCATTTCCCGGCGGAGCGTCCGGTGGGCTGGTTCGAGCAGTTGCTCTCCGAGACGCTCGTCACGACTTATTCGAAGGGCGTACCTGTCCGGGAGTGGCGGCCCAAGAAGGGCGTGCGGACGGAAGCCCTGGATGCGCGGGTTTATGCCTACGCCGGACTGTGCGGGCTCGTGTCCATGGGATTGCGGGTGGATGCGGAGGCAGATCGCGTGGCGGCGCTACGGCCGACAACGGATGTGGGCGTTTCGCCCGCCGCCGCGTCAAGGCCTGCTCGAACGGTGCTCCGCAGTCACTGGCTCGAGTCCGGACGGCGCGGCTTCTGATCGATGTTCTACGGCAGCATCTGTTCAGGGATCGAAGCCGCGACCGCGGCTTGGGAGCCAATCGGTTTCCGGCCGGCATGGTTCGCCGAAATCGATCCGTTTTGCTCGGCGTTGCTGGCGCACCACTACCCGGGCATTCAAAATCTTGGCGACTTCACGCGCATCAAAAGCGGCGCCGGTCCAATTGACGTGCTGGCCGGAGGGACTCCCTGCCAGTCCTTCTCCGTCGCCGGCAGACGAGGCGGCCTGGAGGACGCGCGTGGCAACCTGGCGATCGAGTTTTGCCGCCTTGCTGGCAGACTGCGGCCTCGGTGGATCGTCTGGGAAAACGTCCCCGGTGTTCTGTCGTCGAACGGCGGGCGGGATTTTGGCGCCATCCTCGGGGCGCTGGCGAAACTCGGGTATGGTTGCGCCTGGCGAGTGCTGGACGCTCAGTTCCTCGGAGTGCCCCAGCGACGCCGTCGCGTCTTCGTTGTCGGACATCTTGGAGACTGGCGTCGTGCCGCGGCGGTACTACTTGAGCGCCAAGGCCTGTGCCGGGATACTCCGGCGCGCCGCAAAACGGCGAAGAGAGTTGCCGCCCTTACTGCGAATGGCGTTGGAACGTGTGGGGCGGATGACAACCAAGGCCAAGCCGGGCATCTGATACCTGAGCGTTGCCCGTACGCCTTCGGCGGCGGCAATACCTCCGGCGCCATCGAGGTGGCGACGGCTCTAACCCATCACGGGACCCGGCAGGACTTCGACACGGAGACGTTCGTCGCTCACACGCTCCGCGGCGATGGATTTGACGCCAGTGAAGACGGAAGCGGTCGCGGGACCCCGCTGGTCCCGGTCGCCTTTTCCGCAAAGGACTACGGCGCCGATGTGGGCGGGACGGCGCCAACGCTCCGGGCGATGCCCCATGATCGCAGCCACGCAAACGCGGGCGGGCAGGTTGCGGTCTGCGTTCAGGAAGCACAGACGGGTGTCCGTGAGTACGAGACGGCGGGAACCGTGCGGTCGGATGCTCCGGGGACGCAGCCGGGCGGCAGCCTGATCCGCGACCGCTATGCGGTGCGACGCCTGACCCCGCGGGAGTGCGAGCGTTTGCAGGGCTTCAAAGACGACTACACGCTGATCCCATATCGCGGCAAGCCGGCCGCCGACGGCCCGAGATACCGGGCGATCGGCAATTCCATGGCCGTCCCCGTGATGCGCTGGATCGGCCGGCGAATTCAGGTTGTGGATGACTATGGAAATTCCATAGTCGCGACTCGATGAGCGAACCCGTTGCGATTACACCCGCGATGCCGCGGCAAGTGGAGCACTGGCCGCTGGGCCGTCTCGTGCCCTATGCGCGAAATGCCCGGACGCACTCGGACGAGCAGGTCGCCGAGATCGCGGCGTCCATTGTCGAGTTTGGTTTCACGAATCCCATCCTCGTGGATTCCGAAGCGGGCGTCATTGCTGGCCACGGTCGCCTGCTGGCCGCGAGGAAACTCGGTCTCACTGAAGTACCGGTGATTGTTGTCGGCCACCTGACTGCGCTGCAGCGGCGGGCCTACGTGCTCGCGGACAACCGCCTGGCGCTAAACGCAGGGTGGGACGATGAACTGCTCAAGGGAGAACTGGCGGCGATCCAGGCTGAAGGCTTCGACCTCGCCGTGGCCGGCTTCAGCGATTCCGAACTGGAAGGCCTGCTTATTGAAGAGGAGCCCGAGAGCGCGCAGCCGGAGGCGGAAGAAGAAGTCCCCGAAGAGCCGGCCGAGGCGGTCACGCGGCCTGGAGACATCTGGGTGATCGGACCGCAACGGCTGATCTGCGGGGATTGCCGGGAATACGGAGCGATTGAGCGGCTGTTCGAAGGCGCCAAAGCGAACGTGGTGATCACCTCGCCACCGTACGCGTCACAGCGGGCATACGATCCGTCCAGTGGGTTCCGCCCGGTGCCGCCGGAGGAGTACGTCGCCTGGTACGCGGACGTGGCCGCGAACATCGCAGCGGTGCTCGCCGACGATGGGTCGTACCTTCTCAATATCAAGGAGCACGCGGACGACGGCGAGCGCAACCTTTACGTGAAGGATCTGACCATCGCGCATCGCCGGCAGTGGGGATGGCGCTTCGTGGATGAATTCTGCTGGCGGAAGACCGACGACGGCGTGCCGGGTGGTTGGGGAAATCGGTTCAAGAACGCATGGGAGCCCGTGTTCCACTTCTCGCGCCAGCAGAAGATCAAATTCCGGCCGAAAGAGGTTGGTCACTGGTCGGACGATTGCTTCGACTACTCGCCCGACAACCCGAAGTCGACGTCCGGCAGTGGCCTGCTTGGCACGGGGCCGCGCGGCGCGGCGGCAGACAGCGGCAAGCACCAGCAGGCGTGGCAGACCACGCGCCGCAACGCGAACAACATGGAAGGGCGGCACGGAGGCATTGCGCGCCCGTCGAACGTCATCGAAGTCAAAACCGAGAGCAGCCAGGGATCGCACTCGGCGCCTTTCCCGCGCGCGCTGGTCGAGTTCTTCGTGAAGGCATTCTCAGATCCGGGCGACCTGATTTTCGATCCGTTCATGGGGTCCGGCACCACCATGGCCGCCGCAGCCGTCCTTGATCGTGCCGGCTACGGATGCGAACTGTCGCCGGCTTATTGTGACGTGATCCTGAAACGAATCCAGAACCTCACCGGTGAGATGCCGTCGCTCGCCTCCACCGGAGAGACCTTCCCGGCAATAGCGGCCGCGCGGAGTGGAAATCGCGGCCTGACCAGAATCCTTTAGCTCAACAAACGACTGAACCGAAAGGAGTCTTTCTATGCCCGAAGTGGCAACGCCCAATCAGGGCGAACGTGAATTCGAAACGGGATCGGATGAGTTCTTCAAGGCTCACTCCGAACTCACGGCAGCCAACGCAAAGCGGACGTACGACGCGTACCAGGATCTCGATCTCGTCGCGGCGCGACGTTCGCAACTGCAGTTCGATCAGCTTCAGAACGTCGCTCTCCAGGCGCTCCAGAACAGCGTCGAGACGAGCAACATGGTCGCGAAGCAGGCCATCAGGCACGCCGATGTCGCGGCCGATGCCCTCTGGACCGACGAACTGAACCCGGTCGCGCGCGGCGCGGGTTCGAACCTGACTGCGGGCGCCGTTCCCGCCAATCGCGCTACCGATGTGAGCGCGGCGGGCGTGGGCGTGGACGCCCAGGCCGTGGCGGCCGCCGTCGCCAAACAGGTGGACGCGACCATCACGCCGGTGCTCGCCACCCTCCAGCAGATCGTGGAGGCGCTCGCGACCGCGACCACGTCCATCGCAAACGTGGTCAACCAGGCGCAACCGAAGACGGCGTAGCCATTCCTCCGACCGGGGCGGCGGTGGTTCTGGCCGCCCCGGATCTTCTCGCTGGAGACGAAACTCAAATGAACACCCTGCTCATCATCCTCAAGATCTTCCCCCTGGTTCTGGCGGCGGTGCAGGCCGTCGAGCAAGCGATCCCGCTGCCCGGCCAGGGAAACAAGAAACTGGAACTCGTGCTCGACGTGCTCAAGTCTGCTTATGACGGGAGCACGGACCTGGCGAAACAGTTCAGTTGGGACAAGCTGGTCGCGGTGGTCGTGCCGATGATCGCCAGGATTGTCGATCTGCACAACGCTCTCGGTCTGTTCCAGAAATCCGCTCAAACCAACAACGCATGAGCCTCCCGCAGGTGGTGACGTGGCCGGTCGAAAGGCTGATCCCTTACGCCCGGAATGCGCGCACGCATAGTGACGAACAGGTTGCCCAGATCGCGGCCTCGATAGCCGAGTTCGGGTGGACCAACCCAATCCTTGCCGGGCCCGATGGGATCATCATCGCCGGCCACGCGCGCCTGCTGGCAGCACGAAAACTGGGCAAGACCGAGGTCCCGGTCATTGTCCTCGATCATCTGACCGAAACACAACGGCGCGCGCTGGTTCTCGCCGACAACCGCCTCGCGCTCAATGCCGGGTGGGACGAGGAGATGCTGCGCGTCGAACTCGAAGCCATCCGCGAGGACGATTACGACCTGAGCGTGATCGGCTTCTCCGATGACGAACTCGCGGATCTGCTGGTCGACCCGGAAGCGCTTCAGGCCGAAGGCAACACCGACGATGATGCGGTACCCGAGGAGCAGGAGAATGCAGTTACCGCCGTGGGCGATGTCTGGATCCTCGGCAATCACCGTCTCCTCTGCGGCGACTCCACCCAGATGGAAGCCGTAGAGAAGGTGCTCGCGGGCGGTCTCGCCGACATGGTCTTTACCGATCCGCCGTACAACGTGAACTACGGCGCGACCATGAAGGACAAGCTCCGCGGCAACAAACGGAAGATCGCGAACGACAATCTCGGCGACGATTTCGAGCGCTTCCTGTACGACGCTTGCGTGAACATGCTCGCGGTCACGAAGGGCGCGGTCTACATCTGCATGTCGTCCTCGGAACTCCACACGCTGGAGAAGGCGTTCCGCGAGGCCGGCGGCCACTGGTCCACGTTCGTGATCTGGGCCAAGAACACCTTCACGATGGGGCGGTCGGATTACCAGCGGCAGTACGAACCGATTCTGTACGGCTGGAAGGAAGGCACGGATCATTTCTGGTGCGGCGCCCGCGACCAGGGGGATGTGTGGTTCGTGAAGAAGCCGGTGTCGAACGACCTTCACCCGACCATGAAGCCGGTCGAACTGGTGGAGCGCGCAGTTCGCAACAGCAGCAAGGGGCGAGACACCGTGCTCGATCCGTTTGGCGGCTCGGGCACGACGCTGATCGCCTGCGAGAAGGCCGGCCGCGCAGCGCGGTTGATCGAACTGGAGCCGAAGTACTGCGATGTCATTGTCCGCCGATGGCAGGAGTTCACTGGACGCGAAGCCACGCTCGACGGAGACGGCCGGAGCTTCGCCGCTGTCGCGGGCGAGCGAGTTGCAGCATGAGATCGACCGCTGCCGTAGCGAGATCGACGAGGTGGAGCGCCTGCTGCGAGCCGGGCATCCCGACATCGAAGGCCTCTGCCTCGCATTACACGACTGGTCGGCTGAACTGAGGATCCTCGAACGTGAACGAGCACTTCTTTCAATTCCTGCTCCCGGCGACCGGACTGATCTCGGGGCTGATCGGGGCCTATGTCGGGCTGCAAAACCGGGCTCTCCTTGCGGAGGTCCGGAAGGAACTGGCCGAACTGGAGAATCGGATCATCACCCCTATCAACGGGACCTACGTCCGGGCGGGCGAGTGCCGGTTGAAAGAGGAGCACCTGCATGAGCGGCTGGCTGAACTGGCCGCCGAAGTGAAGAGAAATGCCGCCGGCGACTGAACCGGCGGCGGAGGGGGCGGGCGTTACTGGTTCACGCGATATGCGCGTGCCCCGTCCTCTCGCTTGAAGGACTCGACGGAGAGCCCCATCTTTTTGGTGATGCTGCCGGAGATGAAGCCGCGCACGCTATGCGCCTGCCATGAAGTTGCGTCCATGATGTCCTTGAGCGACGCGCCGTCCGGGCGCTTGAGCATGTCGAGGACGATGGCCTTCTTGCTGCCGTCGCGCGTTTTGGGCGCAACCTCGGACGCAGTGGTGGCCTTCCTCGCCTTCTTGCCGTTCGGCACCGCTGGGGCCGTCTGTGGCGCGGGCTTCGGCGTCAGGGCTTGGATGGCCTTCCAAATCCGGGCGACCGCCGTCTTGCGGTCCGTGAACTTCTTGACCGGCTTGAGGCTGTCGAAGGGCACCACTCCGGCGAAGCCGTTCCAGACCTCGGCAAACCGGGTGATCGGCCACTCGGTGGAGACTTTGGCGAGCTCCTTTTCGGTGGCAAAGCGCTGATGGCCTTCGGGGATCTGCTCGGCGGCGGTGAAGGCGGTGATGTTGTTGTCGGTGGTGATTGCGAAGGTTGTCATGGTTTCCTCCTATGATGTTTTGTCTACTCCGATGTTTTTGAGCAGCTCGGGGCCGACCAGCGGGAGGCCGCACGAAGCCGCAAGCGAGCTTTGCAGTTGCCCGCTTTCCCTTATCTCAGTCAATCTT